CAAACTTGGCCAGCGCATCATTCGCCGAAGTAACCGCATCCGCCAGCAGCCGCTGCATGTCTTCGGGCGACTTGCCGTTGCCGTCGATGTAGAGGCTTTGCGTGTACTTGCGGATGGCATCGCCATTGATGCCCAGCTGCTCGGCCATGCCGGCCGTCGCCATACGCATCTGTTCGTAGGCGGCCTGCACCGAATCACTGACCGCGCTCTCGCCGCGGTTGTTCTCGCGCCAGCTAGGGCCACTGAAAAGCGTCCCGGACTTGCGCGTCACATCGTAGTCATTAATGTCACCAGAGCCGAACGTTCCGCGCAGGCTGGTGCCCTTATAGGCAGTGGTGCGGAAGAGTCCTAGGGCATTGCCAAGCAGAGCCGCCCCGCCGACCCACGGCAGTGCTGCGCCAACCATGCCGGCAAAGCCAGTGCCAGTAGCCGCGCCACCAGCAAGCAAGCCCGCCGCCTGCCCGCCCGCAATCGTCGATCCGCCAATCGTGGACATGAAGCCCGCGCCGATGGCCGAGCCGATGCTCGATGCCGAAAGGCCACCGAGCCCAATTGCACCGAGCAGGCCCGCCCCGGCCGCGCCGCCAGCCGCACCGGTCGCAGCACTCGCCGCACCGACTCCGAGCATGCTGGACAACCCCACCGACAGCGGGCTCACAATCGCGCTGATGACAGGCCGAAGGACCATGCTTTTGAACATGTTCTCCACGGTGTCGCGCAGGTTCTCAGCGAAGCCCTTGCCGCTCTCAAACCCGCGCATCAGCGAATCGGTCAGCGATTGCTCGATGCTCCTGGCCACGCGCTCCACTTCGCGCTCTGTATCGTCAATCGCCTTCTTGGTGGCCTCGCGCCCTTCCTTGCTGGCGATCAAGCCAATCAGCTCTTTGCGCTTGTCGATCTCGCGCTGGATGGCGTCAACGCCTGACTGATTGCCGGCGCCCGAGAATGCGGCCTGCTGCTCTTGCAAGCGAGCGATGGCTACCAACTCGATGGCCTGGGCCAGGCTGATGTGCTTTGCAGCAGAAACGGCCAGCGCTTCCTCTTCCTCGCGGAGCTTCTGCACCTGCTTGGCGATCTCATCGCCGCCCTTCTCAAGCTCGGCGATGTACTTCGCTTGAGCATCGGCCGCGTCTTCTGCAGCCTTTTCCGCCAGCTTCTGAGCATCCGCAAACTGCTCAGCAGAGATTGCGGCATAGGCCTGCTGGAGATTGATCTCCCGCATCGAGTCGCTGGCTTTTGCGTAACCCGGAGACTGGAGGTATTCGAGCAGCCGGGCCTGACCCTTGCTCAATCCCAGAGAGGCAGATTCAGCCTCGCGCTGAATGCGGGCGAAGTCTTGGAAGGCATCGGCCCAATCTTTCGCGGCGGCGCGCTGGTCGGCGAACTGATCGCCCAGGGCCTTTACCGCCTTCTTGGCCTTCGTGGCGCCATCAACCAGCTTGCTGAAGTCCAGCGCAGCGACAGAGTTGCCGGCCTGGCGCCCGAGTCTTGCGTCCTCGGCGCGAGTGTCGAGCGCGCGCAATTCACGCTGAGCCTGTTCGCGCAGTTGTCGGGCAGCGAGAATCCGCTCCGATAGCGCATCTACCTCTTTACGGGCGCGCTCAGCGTCTGCTACCATCGCATCCCGAATGGCGCCAGCCTCGGCGAAATGCCCCGTCGCCAAGGCCGTCGCCTGAGCAGCCAAGCCGCCAAGCTCCCTGCCGATTCCCGTGAGCACGAACGCCGTATTGACGCCAAGGACTGCGACTGTTTCCAGAACAACACTCACGCCTTCGCCGATCAACTCAAAGTCAGCGCCGGCTGCGTTTGTCGCCTTCAGTGCCGCAGTGAAATCCCCCATGCTTGCGGCAGCGGCGGCGAGGCTAACCCCAAGCAATTTGCTCACGCCGGATGCGCGGTCAATCTCGCCAGCCATCACGGTCGCCGCGTTCTGAAGCAGAACGAATGACTGGCTTACTGTTGTGGTGCTGCTCTGCACCTCGCGGGCAAGCGCTGCACTCTGGCTGCGCAATGCGCCGATCACGGCCTCAGCCGTCAGCTTCCCTTCGCTGCCGAGTTCTCGGAGTGCGCCAATTGGCACGCCCAAGCCATCCGCCAAAGCCTTGGCCAGGCGAGGCGTTTGCTCCATGATGGAGTTCAGCTCTTCGCCCCGGAGCACGCCGGACGCAAGGCCCTGGCCGAGTTGCACCAATGCCGCCTGTGACGCCTGCGCGCTCGACCCGCTGACCGTGATCGCGTTGGCGATTGTTTCTGTGAGCCCGAGGATCTGCTGCTGGCTCAGCTTGAGGGTTTCGCTGGCCCTGGTGATGCTGGCGAATGTTCCGCCCAACTCGGCGAAATTCACCCGGCTACGCTGGGCAATCTCAAACAACTGCCCGTAGGCTTCAGCGGCGGCAGTTGCGCTGCCAGTGGCGAGCTTCAGCTGATTCTGTAGCGTGGTGACTGCATCAGCAGCCCGCACGAACTCCCGCACTGACAGAAAGCCAAGAACCGACTTGCCAAGGTTCGCCAGCTCGCTGCTCGCGGACGCTGTGGCCGACTCCATCTTGTTGATGCCGGCAGCCGCCTGTTCTGCCTCGCGCCCGACTTTCGCAAGCCCCTGGCCAGCACCCTGCCCGAGATTCGCCAAGCTCTTGCTGGTGCGGCCTGATGCCTGCTCCAGCTTGCCCATAGACGCCTCGACCCTTGGGCCTTGGTTTGCCAAGGCATCGAGCGCCTTGATTCCGCCTGTGACGCCATCGGTATCCAGCCGGATGCCGATGCTTGCGATGTCTTCCATAGGCGGCCTTGAAATGAAAAAGGCCCGCCAATGGCGAGCCCAGAAATGAAAAAACCCGCCGAAGCGGGTTGTGCAAAGTGGTGCGTTGTCTGGCTACTTCAAAGAGAGCCACTCGTAGATCTTTGCGCCGATGATGGCCAAGAGCCCCAGCAAAAGGTACGGCGTTCCGAATGACCCGCCTTCAGTTCGCGCTTGACTGCACGAAACAACGAAGGCCACCAGGAACATTGCCCCGATCAGTTGCACGATGCGTGCGTTACGAATTCCCTTGCGCATAACCCCTCCCTTAGAAGGGGCCAAGTCTACTCAATCAGTCCTTTCGCCGCATCTCTTCGAGCGCATACCGCTCAATTGCCCGGATGTCAGCAAAGAGCAGATCAGCCTCGGCCCTGGGCAGGCGAAGCGACCTGATGTCGGCATGAACTGCCGTGTGGTCTAGCCCTGTTGGGCCATTCATGCCGACCCGCCATTGCCCCTGGCAGTACTCGGTGAAGAACATCACTGCCGCCCAGCAATCAGCCCACACCTCGATGGTCTTTTCCGGGTAGTCGCTGAGCTTGAGCCCGAAGGCTGCAAGCTCGGCCTCATTGGGCGGCTTCTCGTAGAGGCCGGCGACTACCGAGCGAAGTTTCCCAGGCGGGCGCCCGTGTTCTCTTCGATGAAGGTGCTGATGATGGACCGCGCCGAGCCCATGTAGTTCTGGTTGAGCTGCGCGACGGTTTCAGCGCCGAATGGGTCTTCCAGCTCCCAGCCGGAGGCGATGTCCAGAATCACATCCTCGTCCTTGCGGCCTTCGAGGCCTTCGACAAACTCCTTGAACTTGTCGCGGGTCATTGCCTTGAATGTGAACTCGACATCCACCGGCTTGGAGCCTGGGACGGGGATTGCGACCTTCGCCTTGAAGGTGGGGGAAGCGGTGAGCTTGAGCTTTGCCATGGTGGTGTAGGTTTTCGCTGGGGTGAGAAATGCCCGTGCCGGCCGGGCCACCCCAGCGAAGGGTGAACCCGGCGCGGCCGGTGCTCAGGAAAGGGCCGAAGCCCAGGGATCAGTAGCGGACCGGGCGGCCCTGCAGGGACACCGTTGCGGTGACCTGCATAACGTTGCCCTTGCTCAGGGTCGGCGTTTCGTTAAAACTCACATATCCGTTGTACAAAATCACCGAGCCGTTCGGCAAAGTGACCTTGATGGCGCGGATGGCGCGGGCCTCGCCGGCCGCCTTCAGGGCGATGAAGCCAGCGAGCGACGGGTCATCGGCGATGCCGATTTGCAAGGACTGCGCGCTGGTCACGGTCGGCAGCTGGCGCTCGAAGTCTTCTTCCAAGAACGCGAAGTTCGAGAACTGCTGTTCGCCGCCGTTGGTGGTGAAGTCCAGGATCTGCGCGATCTGGGTCCAAGCGGTGATTTCGCGCAGAGTGCCCGACGAAGAGCCGGTGGGGTAGCGGTTCGTGTCGGTGGTGTCGATGCCCGTGACATCCATCGCATTGGTCGCCACGTTGGCGGCCTTGAAGATGCGCTCATTGATCTTCTGCCAGCCGCTCTTGAGTTCGTAGAACGCTCCATTGAGCAGGCCATGAGACGCGGAGGTGATCACGCCAGGGTTGGCGTTGGTGATGGCGCTGACGGTCTTGTTCGAGCCGTAGGTCGTTGCGATGGCGACGGTTGCGCCGTCGGGTAGGGTTGCTGCCATGGTGTGGCCTTTCTTTCAGACGAAAAAAAACCGCCAATCGGCGGCGGTGGTTTGCGCCCGAGGCGGGCAGAAAAAAGCCCGCCGAGATTGCTCTGGGCGGGCTTGTCGGGTTGGCCGTAAGGCCTAGGTCTTGAGTGCTCTCCAGTGGGCTGTCACGGGGACGGCCCACCGGTCGGCGAATGGCATGCCTGCGCCGATGCGCGGGGTTTTGTAGACCTCAATGCGCCAGCCTGGCTCAGTGAGCACCAGCAGCGGGGCGAAGTGATCGGCGATAGCCTGGGCGCGCGCCTGAGCTGCGCCGCGGCCGGCGCCGAGGGGGTACATGAGAGTGACCTGAAACAGGCCGCGATGCTCGACCACATCCAGCGTCAGGGCGTGATCGATGGGTGAGTTCGGGATCAGCTCGGCGCGCTGGTAGGCCGTGCCCTGGGTGGGTTCAAAGGGCAGGTTTTCGAGCGCGGTTGCGAGCGCTGGCGTCATGCTGGCCAGACGCTTCTCAAGTGCGGCTTGAATCTTGAGGATGCTCATTTCGAGTCCTTCACGGCCTTGCGCACGTGCTCGCGGAAGTTCTGAACGGTGAGGCGAACCATTCCGCTCTGCGCTTGCCTGGAGTAGCCGCCGACCGTCTTCTCGCCGTTGGCTGAGCCTGGGGGCTTGCCGTAGAGGCCGTATTCCAGCGCGAGTGCGTACGGAAGTGAATTGGTCAGGTAGATGGTCGTGCCTGGGAGCCATGTCCCGAGCACGTTCTCGACTCGGCCCAGCGACAGCTCTCCCGTCTTGTCGGTCACGGTCACGGTCTTTTTGTCGATGCCGCCCGCGCCCACCATCCAGTTCGCCCGAAACTGGCCTGTGTCCACGGGCGACAGCGCGACGACGCTGGTTTGCAGCTCAAGCGCCGTCTTGCGGACCACCGTCTCAACTCTGAGCTTTGACTTCTCGACGTACTTTTTCAGGTCTTCGGCGAATCCCATGGTCAGCCCTTCCGAACCTGCACGTCCAGGAGCACGGCAACACCGGCCGGGGCCAGGGTGCGCGATGCCACGACGCGCCAGACTTCAGCGCCGAGCGTCACGGTGTCGCCGGCCTTCGGGTCCAGGCCGGAAACTGCGCTCATGTAGACGCGCTGATCGCCGGCCAGGATCAAGGTGCCGTTGATCTCGTTGGCCGAGTAGTCCAGCTTGACCCCGCTTGGCGTCCATGTCTGCGATGTGCCGGCGCCCGTGGTGCCCGTGTCTGGGTCATAGGTGCCGGCGGTGGCGCGCGTGACGGTCACTGTGGCACCAAACTCGGCCAGCAGTGATGCAGCATCGGCAGCAAGGCCGGCATAGTCAAAGCTCATTTCTGCTCAGCCGGCCGGCAAGGCGTAGGCTTCCATGTGATGCGGCGGGCCTTGATGGTGCGCTTGCCGGTGGCGATGGCCTTGATGAGCCGGTGCCGGCCGTCTGCGATGTCGCCATGCCAGTCCAGCAGAATCGGGCAATCAAGGTCGGCGTCCATGCACTTGCGGACATGAAAGGCGAGCTCCAGGATGTTCGCGCCGGCCCAGATCACATCGCCCACACTCAGCGCAGCCACCGGCACTTCGAACACCGGCAGATTCTTCGCGTCATCGATCAGGCGCGCGACCGAGTACAGATTGCTGTCCCGGTCGCTGTAGAAG